CACCACTGTTGATTTCTACTTCTACATCTTCTCCATTTGCTTTTTCTAATGCCTCATCTACTATACTGGGACTTGTGGCCTCTATCCCAAACCACTTATATATTCGGGCATCATTATTGGATACTATAGGTCCTTTTATGTTTATTTTCACCTAATCACCTCCTACTCATCTGCCGGCCTGGTATCTAACCTTCGGATGTATTCGTCTCCGCCTTCCCGGGGTGCCATATTAAGTATTGCTCTTACCTCGTTAGGATTCATGATACCTCTATCTACATATTGGACCAAGTTTAGTTTGGTCTGCATGCTGGCAAAATTCAGGTTACTGGATTCAAATATTATTCTGTTTCCAAAACCTCTCTCCCTCCTGCTGAACAGTTTTCTGGTATATTCTCCGCTCAGTTGCATAATGTCTGGTTCTACAGATGATTCATAGTAGCTTATCCATTCGTCTTCGTTGTAGCTTCCCTGGACAATCTTGCTGTTAGTGTTGAAAAACGATAAAATCCTCTGGGTAGTTTTGTCCATCTGTACCGCATTAGGCACATAGTCTTTTGGCTCTACCTGTATGGCATCTGCCTTAGCATCCGTGGCCGCCGCTCCTACTGTTTCAGACTCAATATTCATGTAGTCTTCAATAAATTTCTTAGTCTGTTTTTTAATGTCCTCCGGCCGTAATGACTGATTGAATTTCAATAACCATTTAATGATGTTTGAATTTTTAATAGCTTTTACTATTCCCTGGTCAGTGGTATTCACAATCTCCATAAGCGGTGTTAATGCTTTGGCGGGACTATCCCCAAATATTTCGCTATCATTGAAATCCTTCCTGAGATGAATTATGTCTGAGTACCGGAATATAACTGTTTTGCCGTTCTTTTTCAGAGTAAACTCAAGAAACAGTTCGCCGTGTTTATTCTGCTTTGCTGCCACATATCCCGCTACAATCGGGTATATTTCCATGGGGTAACCGTTTTCATCCCTGTTTATATAGGCAAAGGCATTGTTATTCAGTTCTAGCTGTGTTATCAGTTTTTCCTGCAGCATTTGCCCTGTCATGTAGGGGTTAGGCTCTTCCAATAAAAATCTCATATATGGTTCCGGGTTTATTTTCATACCATCAGGGCCGTTTCTGATGTGTTTACCTACCGCTTTGCCTATTGCCCTGGCTTTGGGCCGTATAGCTGCCCGAACGATGTCTGATTGATACAGATTGCCGTTCCAGGAATAGAAACCGCTACCCTCATCAGTTATCATTTTGTATTTCGATACTGTGATTGTTCTGCCCATAAAATTCTTAAATCTGTTAATTATCCCCAATAGGTATCACCCCCTTAAATCATGTTGATATAATCTTCATAATGGTTCTCATAGACAATGTAGGCATCCATGAACGAGGCAACACCATCAATCCTACGTCTTGGATTACTTGTTTTAACCAATGCAATATTGTCATTCCTGTCAACGCTAATCGCACTGTTCGAGAGGTTCCATTTGAAAATTGGGTTGTTTCCATAATTTATTCTTTTAGCTTCTAATTCTGCCTCTACTCTCTTTAAAGGGTTAGAAAAAGTCTTTGCCCCTTGAATTACTGGCTCGGTTATTTTCCCAAAATTCTGTTCTAGCTCATCTATTAAATAAGTTGAATTCCAACTATCATAACCAATCTTGAAGATGTAAATGTCCATTTTATTCTGAACTTCTAATAGCCATTTGGTAACATCTTTATAGTTTACTTTATTGCCTTCACTTACTCTTAATAATCCTTTATCTAACCATGTAGAATATGGAATTTTATCCTCCTGCACTCGTTTTTCTAATAAATCACCTGGTAACCAATACATTTGTTTAACGTATAGAATTGGATCATCTGGTACTCTGAATATTATAGTTGCACAAGTTAAGTCTGTAGTAGCCCCTAAGTCTATCCCAGCAACACAGTATCTAGGTTTTAATTTTTCTATATCAAAAGTAGCTGTATTGTTTAGTTGCTCGAATGTTAGCCAGGATTCTGAACTTGTTTCTCTTATGTTAAATTCCTTACACACAAAATTCTTTTCAAG